ATGAATAACCTTAATACTTCCAATCTGAGAGAGGTTGTTGCTCAGTGCGCAAGCCTTAAATTGAATGCTAATGCGATGCCGAGAGAAGTTTTCTTTCAGCTCAGAAGCAAGCAAGTTGGCGGGCAGTGGGTGAAAATGGTTGAAATGGGTGTCGAGGGTGACGGAAATGATGCGCTTTTAAGGCAGTTCGGAAACAATGTAGACACTGTATATCCAGTATGGCTTGTAAAAGAGGGTGATGATTTCACATATCCTCGTAGAAGAGGTATTGAGATTGAGCCTGCGGAGTGGACTCCTAAAGGATTGTCAGACAAAACAGTAAGAGTTGTCTATCCGGTAAAACTGAAAGACGGAACGATTGATTATCTGATTGCCGAAAGAGAACCGGTAAAAACAAATTTGATTGCTCATATCAGAAACAATCTCATGAATGAGACTTTTGGAATCTGTGAGAATCGCTATAAGGCTACAGACAAACAGAAAGCAGAGATTAAAGCTAAAAAAGAAGAAATTCTTTCAGTGTTCAGAGCGTGTGAAACGGTAGATGATATGCTGAAATGCGAATATGCTGTAACGCCATATGTGAGTGCTGCATGGCTTGATACGCCAGAAGCTATGATTGTTCGTAAAATGCGTAACAATGCTATCAAGAAATTTCCAAAGAATCTTAATAGCATGGCATCCAGTTCGCTTTTACAGCTGGACGAAACGTACAAAGCATCACAGGAAGAAATTGCTGAAAACGAAAATTCACAGGAATTTGTAATTGAAGATGAAACTGTAGTGGCTGAATCCGAAGCTGTTGAAGTGGAAACACCAGAGTTTGCAAAGGAGTAAAGGCATGGAATTAAAAGATTTACAAACAGGAATGGTTGTTGAAACAAGACTTGGAAAAAAATACTTGATTATCAATCTGGATGGAAAATTATACGGTATTGGAACGAACTGCTATATGACGCTTGGCGGAAGACATCCACATGAAAGTAATATGACATGGCCGTATGATTCTGACCTTGATATTGTGAAAGTTTTCAAGCCAGCATTAGGAAGTTTTAACGACATGCTTTCAAATGAACGCAACCGTATTTGGGATCGTGAAGAAGTACGAAAAATGACCGTTTCTGAAATCTGTAAAGAGCTTGGATATGAAGTGGAGATTGTGAGAGATGATAGTTAAAACGATTGGTTCTGGAAGCTCTGGCAATGGTTATGCTCTGATTTCAGGGGAAGATGTTCTTCTCCTGGAATGCGGAGTTCCAGCTAAGGAAATGCTGAAAGCTATTGATTATCGGACTTCCATGGTGAATGGTTGCATACTGTCACATATCCATGGCGATCACGCTGGATATATTAAACAGTATATGCAATACGGAATCATGGTGTACACATCGGATGAAGTCGAAACAGATGTTAAAACGGTAATGGGAGAGAAAACCATAGGCTTACAGAGGATGAAACGGCAGAAGATAGGCTCATTTGAAGTGGTTCCGTTCCATGTACCACATGGAGAAACAGAATGTGACGGATGGTTGATTGATACACCGGATGGACGGATTCTCTTCATCACAGATGCTGAGTATTGCCCGTATGATTTCTCAAAAATGCATATCAACTACGGCTTGATCGAATGTAATTATGCAGAGGACTATATCAGAATTGAAGATAGTGGTCCTAAATACAACCATGTATTAACCGGTCACATGGAACTTAAAACGTGTAAACGGCTGATACAGAAGATTAACAACGTAAGTCTGAGAAGTATAGGCTTGATACATTTAAGTGCCGGAAATGGAAATCCACAGCGATTCAGAGACGAGATAAGCGAACTGGTTGACTGTGATGTGGATGTGTGGGTTGCAGAAAAAGGAGCTGAGAAAGAATTTAGGCTGATGCCGTTTTAGGAGGAACAATGATTTACAAAAACATTATTAATAATTTTCAACGCTATGGGAGCGACTTTTGATTTTTACATGTATAAAGGCACTGGGGATAAAAGATTTTTAATTCCGTTTTTAACATTCTTGCTCGCATTAATCTTAAGTATCGTAAGCATGGTTATTTATTTACTTAAATAAGGAGGACTACATAGATGAATAAAACAGTTTTAATGGGCAGATTGACAGCTGATCCACAGGTGAGATATTCACAGGGCGAAAATGCTACAGCAGTTGCTAGATACACACTTGCTGTAAACAGAAAATTTAAGAAAGATGGAGAGCCGACAGCGGATTTCATTCCTTGTGTTGTCTTTGGAAGATCGGCTGAATTTACAGAGAAGTATTTCCGCAAAGGAATGCTAGTTGCTATCTCAGGGCGTATTCAGACCGGAAGCTATACGAACAAAGACGGTGTGAAGGTATACACAACAGATGTAGTTGTTGAAGAACAGGAATTTGCAGAAAGTAAAGCTGCAAGCCAGCAGAATGGTAACGACAGTGCGCCAGTAAGCACTGATGGATTTACTAATATCCCGGATGGTATTGACGAAGAATTGCCTTTTGCATAAGAGGTGACAGTTTTGAAGAAGAAACCGCCTAAGTGCTGTTATCCTGATTGCTTTAATTGCCCTTACGCAGATTGTAGATATGACCGGCTCGAATCCGAGGATTTTGAGCCGGATCAGATGGGAGATGTGCCGGAATCTGTTTTGAAAGCAAGGACAAGGGCAAGGAAATATGAAAATTCTCACAAAGAAGAGAACCGAGAGCGTTCCAGAAAATGGTATGCAGAAAATAAAGAGCGCGATAAGGAACGTGCAAAGAAGTGGAATCATGAGAATAAGGCCAGAATAGCAGCCAGAAGAAGGAAGAACTGGTCAGAAAATCCAGAGAAGTACAGGAAAAAACAGAGGGATTACAGAGCTAGAGCTAAAGAGCAACTTCCTAAATGCGATGAATGTAGTCAATGCACGAAAATACATTGTGAACGCCTGGAAGATGGTTTCCGTAGACTTTGCGTTGTGATATGCGATTGGTAAGAAACACCATACTAACCAGTCCTGAATGGTGCAGAAAAAGAAAGGAGGCGGTTGTGGATGGAGAAAGGAACGAAGCCTTCTGAAATCATAGACGAGTTTCTGAATTTCTTAAAATATTGCGATAAAGAGTATAAAGACTGCGTAACACAGGTCTATAAATACGACAGAATGAATCAAGATTTTCTGTATGATATCGAGTTTGCGCATAATTACGATGAACGCTGCAAAATAGCAACGCGGGTACATAAACAGAGAAATGACCGTAGAGCTATGAAAGACAGAGTTGAATTTGTCGAAAAGGTAGCAAAATTCTATGCAGATAAGCAGAACAAGCAGTTCATAGACAGGCTCAAAAATCTTTTAACAGATCAGAAGAAAGCAGAAGAATACGTGCTTAATGAACGGCATTACAACAGAAGAGGTGATTCCAATGATATTGATTAGTGATAAGGCACAACAAGCCGGGAAACATACAGAAAAGGAACAATATTGGAAAAGCATTGGAATTGAAGTAATGAATTATCCGCTCCCGTGTGGTGATTACATTGTTGCAAATGATAAGGTTCTTGATGTGATTTCCAGAAAAGAAAAAAGGGGAATTCCAGTAAAAAAGATGGATTTTCTTGGAACTTTCAATGTGACTGTAGATACAAAGAAAGACATTCAGGAACTTGTAGGCGACATTTGCGGAAAACAACATGCAAGGTTCCGGGATGAATGTATCTTGGCACAGAATAACGGCATTAAGTTGTATGTGTTGGTACAGAACGCCGGTGGTTTGATTACCGGAACAAAAGACATTTACAATCCGACAATTCAATTACTGGATGAGCTTCATAAATGGAAAAATCCGAGACTTTTTGTGATGAAGCGTACAAGTGATGTGATTGGACATTACAAGAGCGGAAAACCAATATATAGGCGCACACAGAGGTATCCGGCAGCAACCAGGGGTGAAACGCTCATGAAAGCTTGCAAGACTATGCAGAAGAAATATGGCGTTGAGTTTGTGTTTTGCCATAATCGGGATCAGGGGCGTTTAGTGTTGGAGTTGCTTCAACGGGAGGTGAGTTAGATGGCAGAGAAGAGAATGTTTTCCAAACAAATTATTGACTCGGATGCTTTCTTAGAAATGCCGTTATCCACACAGGCATTGTACTTTCATCTCTCTATGAGAGCAGACGATGACGGATTCCTGAATAATGCAAAGAAAGTAATGAAAATCATCGGAGCGAACCAGAATGACTATGATCTGCTTGTTGCAAAATCATTTGTTATTCAATTTCCAGACGGGATTTGCGTAATCAAGCATTGGAGAATCAATAATTATTTGAGGAAAGACAGATATACAGAAACAATTTATCAGGAAGAGAAAGCTCACCTAACAGTACAACCGAATGGTAGATATTCCCTTAGAAATGCTGCGGAATCTGATGACGATTTACCACTTGGTATACCAGTGGTAGACCGGTCGGATACCCAGTATAGAATAGATAAGAATAGAGAAGAAAAGAATAGTATAGATAAATACAATTCCGTGTCTGGCGACACAACTGACTATTCTTATTCAAAAAATTCCAATGTATCTAATCTTGAATATGTTTTGAAGAACGACATCCATCAGGACAGTGACTATGTTTTAGAAAACGAGGACTTGCATCAATGTTTGAAAGAATGGATGGAGTATAAAGACGGAAGAAAGCCTAAGTCAAGCAATCACTATGGAACAGAGATTGGACTAAAAAAGACGATCACGCAGTTTGTTTCTGGATATCGTGAGTACGGAATAGAAGCTTTGAAGAAAGTTGTTGATGATTCAATGGCAAATAATTACTCCGGTGTTATTTGGGATAGATTAAGCAGAATGCCAAAAAATCAACAGGTAGCAGAACAAAATCAATGCACCGGAGGCTGGAAACCGGCAAGCAAATTAGCAGCAGATGAATGGCAGTAAGCCAGAAAGGAATAGAAAATGAGCAAAGAATTAGAAAAAGCAAGAGAGCTTGTAGCAATGTTAGAGGAAAGAGAACGGAAAAATAAGGTTCGGCTGGACGAAATTCCGGTTGGTGGAAAGTTCGATACAGGAATTGGGAGATTTATTGTTCTGGAACAAGAAGGCGATAAAACAGCAGTTACCACAGAAGGACTGTATAGGAAAGATGTTCGTTTTGGTGATGATAGTAACGAATATTTTACGTCAGAGCTGTCTGATCTTTTTGAAGAAGAAATTTTCCCTGAATTTAAAGAGGAATTCGGTTCAGATAATTTATGCAGCAGACAGGTAAGTTTAGCAACTGTAGATATGCAGAGAAAAGATTTAGTTCTTCATGCGAAAGTAAGACCACTGACGTTCGATGAAGCAAGAAAATATAATGATTTATTGGTTAATAAAGATCTTCCGGATTGGTATTGGACGTGTACTGCATGGAGTACCGAAGAAAGAGGATGGGGTAATTTAGTAGCGGTTGTTTCGCCGTCCGGTAACATCAGCTTCGATTACTACTACTGTCGCGGTGTTCGCCCATTTTGTATCTTAAAATCTAATATCTTTGTATCCAAAGTAACGGAGGAGTAAATCATGCACTTCACGGGAACTGCATGAAGTTGGTGCATTCGATGGACCTATATGTGGAAAAACTATTTAAGGAGCAGTAGATGATAAACGAAACAGAAATAAGAAAGGCTATATCGCTTCTTAAAACGGAGAATCAGCTTTTTGAGGTAAGAGTAATTTATAACAGTAAGCAGATGTACAGTGGGTACTTCAAGACGGCTGATGACCTGATAAAAGCATTTAACAAAGACATCCGGGATTATGCTAACTGCAATATATACATAACACTGAATAGCCTGAATGAAGCTTGCTACAGTAGGGAGCAACAGAATTTTTTTAAGAAAAATGCAAAAGCTACTTCGAGTGACAATGATGTTGTTGGCTATGATTGGCTGTTCATTGACGTAGATCCTAAGCGACCAACCGGAACATCTTCCAGTGACGATCAGGTAGCAGCTGCAAAAGAAATCGGAAATAAGGTTTATTCCTTTATGAAAAATATTGGTTTCTATGATCCGTTATTCGGGTTTAGTGGCAATGGCGTACACCTATTATACCGAATAAAAATGAAAAATTCGGATGAGAATAGGGAACTGATAAAGAAGTGTCTGAATGTACTGGACATGTACTTTTCTGATGATGAAATTCAGATTGACTTGAAAAATTTCAATCCGGCAAGGGTGTGTAAGCTGTACGGAACACAGGCACAAAAAGGTGCGAACACAGAAGAAAGACCACACCGAATGAGTATGGTTATTGGCGATCCAGAAGAAATCAGGATAAATGATGCTAAATATGTTAAGAAGTTAGCTGATATGTTACCGAAAGAGGAAAAACCTCAGAGATACAACAATTATCAACCAGCAGAGTTCGATCTTGATGAATGGCTTA